ATAAATTTTTTCACCACATTTATCGACTGAATCTATATATTGCTCAATCACTAGCCGCCCCTCGATCGGAATTGGCTCACTCTCACCCTCAAGTCTAGCTGATACGAGTTTATCGCCTTGCCAATGTAGGGATACGACTTTGCGCATTCTTTTTTCTAGTTTGTCCCAGGCGCGGAATTTAATATCACGCATTTTTCAAAACTCCATAATGGTTACTTGGTATTTCATTGCCGCCAGCTAGAATGAGTAGGTGAACAACATCTTTTAGTTCTCGGTTGTCGTGAGCGCTACGAATATATGTCGCTGGATTATCGTAATGATGATCGTTTTCCTCGATGTGCTGCTCGGCAGCTTTGCCGGTAAAGTACATGACCGCGCCATAATCTTTGCCGGCTTTGTTATTATCTAGGATCGTCCACATCGGCATATCAGTGGATCGATTATCTTGATTGACCAGCTCATCGCTCAGTGCTTTAATACGCCACAACAGGGCTTCTTCAGCTGGATTTTCTGCTATGATTTTCATTTAGATTTCCTTCCCATTTTTGTAGCATTTCGAATATCCCATCTCGCCACCAACCGTTTTACAACGAGCCTCAGTGTTCTTGTTTTGAACCTCCTGCTCGAACGATTGAAATTGCAAAACAATAAGCAGGACTAGAGCGACAATAACTGGTAAAGCTGTCACTACGATAATACTTGCTTCAATCCAACGAATATTAAACTTCGTTTTCTTCATTATTATTCTCTTTCTGATTATTCGACCGCAGAACTGGGGCAAGGCGACACCAAGTGTATATCATTAGTTAATTACTTTAAGGTTGATGTCGCCTATTGACAACACAATCACGGAGCAAAGGATTTCTCACCTTTCGGCTTACTCCCGTTCGGGAACCTAGCTTTATTCCTCAGATTATGTTGCCAGTTGAACAGATGATAGCAAAGAGTCGCCACCGCGCTCCCAAATGTGTCTATCTACGTTTTCGACACATCTGTTCTCGTAGTTCGGGGTCTCCGACCGCTAGTGGCGTGTCATCGCCATCATCTGTCCAGTTCTGCGGTTGAATTGTTAATGTTCACCCAGTTTTTCGACGTATGGTAGGTCAATGGTAAACGGCGTTTATATATTCATATTCATCTGCGAATCGCTATCAATCCGCTTCTTGCCAGTCACGAGGTAGCGTGAATCAGTCAGATTGCTGTCGACGTAGTTATCGGCCAGGATATTGACAAACATCATTGCGTCACGGTTGTCCATAATGATGATGCCGTCGTTATTGTCTGACATAAGCGCCAAATCCATTTCCTCGGCGTAATCGACAATTCTCTCCTTACAAGGCAAATGCTCAACGTCCAACTTCATCAACATGGCGGTCAATGATTTGTTGCGGTCAGCCAACTCTGCGAATGACAATCCCTCAGGCAAGTTCAGTGCAAACTTTTTCGTCAAAAGATCAATGACTTGCTTTGTTGCAGCGTCGCTTGATGGATCTTGCTTGAACAAATTGACAAACTTCTTTGGATTGAACGCGAACACTTTACCGCCAGCGATTAGCACTTGGTTATCGGCTGGTATTTTGAATGCCGCATCAGCCTTGAGCTCGCCAAATTCGCTACCGCTAACTTGCCATGTGAGACTCCCGCTCAACATCTGCGACCGCTGCAGCTGCTTGGCGATGTAAAAGGTTTTGTCTGGATCTCTTGGGTCGCTAAACCGCGCTACAATACCGTGCATACGCTTCAGCTCGTGTTCTTTCTCGTTGAACTCAGCAATATTGTCGTCGCCAAGAAGATAGATGAGTGTGTCGGCACGCTGAATGCTCTCAAGCTCGCTGTACAGCAGCACGTTTTCCGTCTGATCGTTTGTCTCATAATCCCTGACAGACAATCCAACTGCTGCTCCAGTCTCCACAAAATTGATCATGTCGTAGAGAAACAGTGTTCGCATTTGGTCTTCTATAGTCGATGTTTTCAGCGGTAACACGTATGGCGTAAAGTTTTTATTGAAAATGAACAGGTCGATGAGCAGATCTTTCTTATTAGCATCAGCCCAGTTCGCCCACTGGAATATGTCGAATTGATTGTCGTCAATCACTTCTCCCACCAAAATCCTTTCTGCTCAGCTTCAGTCTCAGACTGTTTGTCATCCTTCAGACTACCAGCTGGCTTATTATTTATCTTGACCGCGACATCTACGTCCCGAATGCCGTGCTCGAGTAGCCATTTCTTGGCTCGCCTAGCATCAGATTCAGTAACGTAGGTTTTCGCGTGCGGCTTGTTTTTCTCGTCGCTCCAGCGAACCGTGAATCTGCAATTCATCAGAGACATTACATATCCTCCAATTTCTTGCGCTTGCGGCGTTGCTTCTTGCGAAGTGCTTTTTTAGTCATTTGGATCCTCTATCGTACCGCCAAGTAATTCAAGACGTTTGGTAAACTCTTCCTCAACATCTTTGTCGCTGGGTGAATAAAATCCTGTCATCCTTACAACCCCAAAATCCACAATATCAATCTGCCAAAAATAACTATGACAGCGATTCCAGCTAACGAAACTAAAATCCCGCCGATCAAATAGCCTATGATATTTGCCACTTTTTTCATTTTGCTATCCATTGATTACTCCTCTTCAAATTAGTATTTTTTTATACACCCTGCTGTTGTAATTCCCGGCGCAGCAGCTGGCTTTCCGTTAACTGCTCGCTTTCAGCCCTGCGATGTTCATCAGCGATAGCTGAGACTTCATCGACAATGTCGATGTCCGCCAGCGTCATCTGGTCGTAAAACCAATTACCAAGCTCGAATCTATCGCAGAACTCCGCTAACGGCTCGTCCTTCAAGTGCAAATCCAGCACAACGGCGTCAAGCTCATCAGATGGATACTCAAACAGCAATTCTGCCAGTATCCTAATGATTAATTTTCGGCTCACTATTTCTCCTTTCTTATTTCTCGATCGCACCCTCGTCGGGTAGCCACAAATTGCAACCAAAACTGTAATTCTACTGTCTTGGGGGTGGCTCAAATGTGCGAGGAGCTCCTGCGGTTGACGCCCCACCCTATATATACGAATCTGGCCACCCAAAGAGGGTGCGATATTGGTTGTTAATGTTCTAAAATGGTATTTCGCTCAAATCAATCGGTGTGTCGAGGTCGATGTCCTCGACTGGTTTAGCCGCTTGGTTGGTTGTAGTCTTTGTCGCCTTAGCATCGTCTTCGGCGTATCGTTCAGTGGCCGGCGCGGCGTTATTGCCGCTACCCTTGGCGTCGCTCAAGAACTGGAACTGGTCGATGATGACTTCAGTGGCTTTACGCTTGATGTCGTCCTTCTCCCAGATTCTCGTTTGCAGTCTGCCAGTTATGCCAATCTGCTTGCCTTTCGGTGCGTATTCTGCCAGTAGTTCGGCCGCCTTATTCCAGGCGACGCAATCGATAAAGCTAGCGTCGGCATCTTTGCCGTAACCATCAACCGCTAGTGCGAATGAGGCTACGGACTTGCCGCTGTTCGTCGTTTTAATTTCAATGTCTCGGACGACGCGGCCGATTAGAGTTACTGTGTTGATTGCTGCCATATTTAGAAACTCTTTTCCTCGCGAATCTCCACGCCTGGGATTTCACGTAATCCATTAGCGATGGCTTCGCGGATTAGCTTGTCGCTCGGCTCGCACAAGTAGCGTGGCACTAATTCAGGGTTGGTGACCGTGAACACCGTCTTGGTTTTAATGCCAGATTTGACGGCTGACTTCTGTGTTTTAGCGGCTTTGGCTGCTTCAGCCTCAGCAATCTCTCGCTCGCGTTTACGCTGTGCTGCCAGCTTGGCCGCTTCAGCTTCGTCGCGCTCAGCGGTCGTCAATTCGTCTTTACGTGTCAGCAACTCGTTGATGGCTTTGGTGAACGCCAGCTTGATTTCAGCGTGGTTCTGATCAGCTTCGGGCAACTCAGCGAATATCTGCTTCAATTCAGCGCCTTTTTCATCACAAGCCTTTTGGCTACGCAATGATTTAGCATTGGTGTCAAACTTTGCACAGATAGCGTCAACACGTGCAGCTTCCTGTTTTGCTAGCCGCTCCTGCTCTTCCTGGTAGGCGAGGATTTTCTGGCTGATATTCTCCAGCGCCTCTTCAGCCGGCGCGAGAACATCTTTTTCAGCGTCGATAAATTGCGACTTGACACTGTCGAAGTTGCGAGTGATCGCCAACCGTGCGTTTTTGACTTCAGTGCGGTGCGAGGTGATCAGCTTGCGGATTGCGACTGCTTCTTTGGCGGTAGCGTCGTCAGTTATCTCTTTGGCTTTGGCCTGCTCAAGTAATTCTTGAGATTTCACCTTGAACGGTGATATTGTTGCGACTTGTGAGTCGACGTATTCTTGTAGTTGTGACATATTCCTCCTTTACTTTCTGTCTGCTTCAGATTTGCCAAGCCGAGCGCCGGTCATTTCGACGCGTGAGCTTGGAATGGTTGGTTTGGCAGCCGCTTCAATCTGCTCTCGGCTTGCCAATGTCGGCGCCGGTGCAATCCACGCGTACTCAGCGTCACCTCTTACTCCATCGACGATTTTCGTGAAGTCTGGCTCGATGTAGCGGCCTAGCCGGCCAGTGCGGTCTTTAGCGACGTACTTGTCGCTGGCTGGATCAACGATGATCAGGCGCTTAGTGTCGCCAGTATCGGTGTCATTTATCGTCGTCATGTAACCGACGATGTCCACCAGGTTGACCAGTTCCTCAGATAGCCTTGTGGCTACCATCGGACGTTTAATGACGCGGCCGTCGTCGTCTTTCTCCTGAACGTGCGCCACGATGACAATATGCTTGCCGCTGTCGCGCATGGTTTTCAGAAAGTTTCGCATAGTCGATTTCAGCCAGCCCCAGCCAGCCATGGTCGGGTTGCCGTCACGCTGAACCAATTTGCTGTCGGCTCTATTTCGCATGTAGGCGATCAACTTCTCCATCAGCTCACCGATGGGATCGATGATCACCGTGTCATAGTCTTCAGTGAGTGCGATCTGCATAAACTCCTGCATATCGTCCCATTTTTCGATCAGCGCTACGTCGGCTGCAATGCCGCGAAGTCCGAAGTATTTGCTACCGTTCTCGCAGTCAGCGATAATCGGTCGTGGTGCGGTGGCTGCAAACGTTGTTTTACCAACGCCGCCCTCGCCATACACAACCATCAGAATTGATGGTTTTTCGGTCGGATCTAAACTATTAAAGACTTTCATATTCTCCTTTCTTTTACAGGCTCCAGTCGCCCAGCTCCCTCACCTCCTCGATGAGGAAATTCGGCTCGCTGTCGCCAAACTTTATGATTTCGTCAACACACGTACGCAGCTTGCGTTCGCCGGCTTCAACAAAGTCGATGCCGGCAATCATGAATTGCACGCGGTATGGTGCGACGGACTCAACCACACAGTAGGCAAACTTGACTAGCGCCGGGTCTAGCTCTAAGCTTGATGCCGTCACCAGAGTGTAAACTGCTGACTGCAAATCGTAGTGCATTGACTGCGCGGTTTTGAAAAACTTGTCGAACTTTGCGGTAGTTTTCAGGTCGGTTATCATGGCCGATTCACCAGCGCGAATCAGCACATCCGC